GTTCCGCTGGTTTGTAAGTATACGGGGCAGGACATTAAGTTTTCTAAACTTAAAGACCATCAGAAAAAATCTCTTGAAAAGTTGTGTAAAAATTTGCGTAGAGCTTCTTGTCAGAAGACGATGGATCAATTCAGAACTAATGACGAGAAAGAATTATTTTTGGAAAGTTTTGTCGCTGACACTTGGGATAAAAATAACCTAACGGCAGGGGAAGTTAGTTCTTATATTGATTTGGCTGGCGAGCGCGTGAATTTGTATCAGATTAAGGAATATCAGCAAGAATTGCAAAAACAGCTAGATGAAGATATTACTTCTGATGACGGAAAGTTAAGATATACTTTAATTGAGGCGATTGATAAGCAGATTCAGAATCGGGATAAGTGTATGAATCGGATCTCCAAGTTGCAAAAAGATTTGGAGGGTTCAAGAACCTCTAGGCTCGAAAAAGAAGGTGGCGATACCATTACAATTCTAACTATTTGTGAAGAATTAGCCAAAAAAGAAGGTAGAGATAGAATGGCTAAAATCCTTGAAAAAGAAAAAGGTAAGATTGAAAAATCAATTGATGAAATTTCAGACATGAGTGAATACACCGCCCGACTTTTCGGCGCGAGTAGAGAGGAGTTAATAAATTGAGGTATTCAGAATTCCAAACCCAAAAAGAATTTAAGAAATTTCTGCGCGAGAATAATCTTACTATGGCTGAGTATTTTGAGAAATATGAGCCGAAGAATGATTTGTTTACCAATGAAAAACTAAATTTTAAGTATAGTGGAAAATATCCAACAAAATCAGATATTGAAAAGTATTTTTTGTATGATTTTAGAGATAAGCGACATATGGCAAAATGGTTGGGCGATCAATATAAAGATGTTCAAAGGGAATATATTCTCAAAAAACTAAACTATCGCGCCAAAGAAAAGGATTGGAGTCACGCCCCGTCTCAAGTCGAATGTAGAAGTTTAAGAGAAATTCCTGCGCTGAATGTGATTGATTATTGTAATGACGAAAAGCTATGGAAAGAGTTCGGGCTAAATCGTAAATACCAATATGTTGATTTTAAACCCCAATTCGAATCGCTAAATAATACTATATTAGCGATTGATACGCGAGAGCAAAAACCGCTCAAAATTGAGAATAGCAAAATCATTAAATTGGCTTTTGGGGATTATTGTTTTATTGAGGAGCCTCATTTTTGCAATGTATTTATTGAGCGTAAGTCCATCCAAGATTTATGGGGAACAATGTCTCAGGGATATGATCGATTTCAGCGCGAAATTGAAAGGGCGGCGAGTCAAAATGGATATATTGTAGTTGTCGTGGACTATTTATTTTCTAAAGCACAAAGTTACAATTATAACAAAAAATATTCTAAAGCATCCGCCGAATTTATATTTCATAGAATTAGAGAGTTGATGCAAAAATATGAGAATATTCAATTTGTTTTTTCGGGCGGGAGGAAGCAAAGCGTTGAGTTAATTAAAAAAATAGGGCTACTTGGTGAAAAAGCTAAAACTGTTGATCTCCAGTATGCTCTGGATATGAAAGAAATATAATGTCGTTTATTGAGGGGAGTTTTGCAGAAAAAAAAGAAGATTTAATTACAGAAATTAAATCTATGAAGGGTGATTTGACCGAAGAAGAGTCCAGAATATTGCTTGCTAGAATTTTTAAAGCATACCCCGGATTTTTATATCACATTTTAACTGGCGAGGAGCTATTCCCTTTTCAAAGTTTAAAATGCAAGATGTTTTCTTGTCGAGACTCGGTTCTGGATATTTCGGGACGCGGCGCGGCCAAGTCTTATACTGCTGGAGTTTGGGCGCTTATTTACGCCATTTTGAACCCCGGAGTTAAGATACTTATTGCTGCGCCCAGCCTCCGGCAAAGTTCTATTATCTTAGCCTACATAGACGAAATATCCAAAAAAGACAACGCCCATTTACTTAGGCAGTTTATTCCAAAAGACTGCTACAAACGTAGACCCGAAAAGCATGAAATTAAAGTTGGTAAATCTATGATTTTCGCTATGTCCCTCGGTGATGGTAAAAAAATCCGTGGTGCTCGCGCTCAGGTTCTCATACTAGACGAAGCTTTCGCCGTTCCAGAAGCAATCTTAAATGCCGTAATCGGCCCTATGATGGTTGTTCACGGGAATGTTTTTGAGCTTAAGATGTTTCGCGAAAAAGAGGACGAATATATCTCAAAAGGTTTAATGACGGAAAAAGACCGCCAAGTTTTCAATAAAAACAAGATCATAATGCTTTCTTCCGCCGATTATGAATTTGGGCATTTATTCAAAAGATTTTCTACTTATATTGATAAAATTATAGACCCAGAGTATTTGGAAAGTGACGAATACAAAGAGTCTTTGCGGTCATTTGGTATTATCAACTTTGGATACGAGGCAATCCCAAAGGAGCTTTTGGATAGAGGCTATATCAAAGAACAGCAAGGTTTGATGTCGGAAGATATGTTTCGGCGAGAATATTTAGCTCAATTCACGCCTGAATCGGATTCTTACTTTAAGATGTCAAAGATGATTGAGTGTACTCTTCAGCCGGGCGAATATCCCACTATAGAGCTTAGAGGAGACAATCATAATAAATATGCTTACATTCTTGGTATTGACCCCAATTATAAAAATTCTGAGGACTCTGACCACTTTGCCATGTGTTTGCTTAAAATCGAAAAAGGCGCGTCGAATATTGGACATGTGGTGCATAATTATGCTGTAGCGGGGTTAGATCTGTCTTCTACAATGTCATATTTGTTATACCTTTTGAGATTTTTTAACATTGAGTATGTTTGCGTTGACGCTGGTGGCGGAGATCAGTTCCTAGAAACCTGTAATAATTCATCGTTGTTTAAATCTAGAAATGTAGAGTTAAATAAATTTGAGGCGGATTTCGACTTTGAAGATCCAAAAGCTCTCGCGGCTACTAAAAGAGATTACAATCCAAAAGCTAACAAAATTGTTCATGTCCAACACTTCCAATCTCGCTGGATTAGAAGCGCAAACGAACATTTACAAACATGCTTTGATCACAAAAAGATTAGGTTTGCATCCGTTCCAACCGATGGAGACCTAGACGCGCTGAGAAAAGAAGATATTCCAATAGAGGAGTTGGATTTTAGGCTTGATTTAGCGGAAGATTTAAAAGGACTGTCTAGTAGAGAAAAGATCAAAGCTAAAAAACACGAATTTATTGAACACCAAGTTAGTTTGATTGATTTGACCAAGCTGGAATGTGGAAACATTAACATTACAAACACGGCCAATGGAACCCAATCTTTTGATTTGCCTTCCGCCATGAGAAAACAGACTGGGCCGAACAAGGCGAGAAAAGATAGCTATTCCGCGCTTTTATTGGCAGCTTGGGGGATGAAGTGTTACAACACCCTAGAAAACACCGAAGAGAAGAAAGAAAATAAATGGGATCAATTTAGTCCCGTGGCTTTTTAAATCTTATTTCCAATATTCGAACTACATAGATCATTCTTTATGGCGCTTGTTCTAGCCGTTGGAATTTCAATTTTTGGAGGTCTATTCACTAGCCTCGGAGAAGATATATATCTCAAATCAAAAAATCTAAAAGAATCTCTATTCCAAACCCCACAGTCATTACAATCACAGCCAGAAGGCACCCGAAAATAACGAAAAATAAAGAGCCCCAATGAAACGAATTGCTGGGGTCAAAAATCCACTTACTTACCTTAGCCAATAGTCGAACAAAACGATAGAGGCAACTACGTTCGTTCCTCACTTTGCGCCTCATCTTGACGTTCATTAATTGAATTTTTATTTTTCATGCTACTAATATATTTCTAAACCCAAAATAAGTCAACTAAAATTTTCACAAATTCTCACATTTAATGTAATACTCTTCATGCCCAAAAGAAACTACAAGTCTAAATCCCTCTATCACACGGATAGAAAAGCATATTACGAACAAAAAGAAGAGGGACAAAAGATTTCTGCAAATGTCACAAAATCTGACTTTTTTAATTCAGACCCCGAAAAAATGATCGGCTATGTCGGAGGAAGCTGGGAAGGGCGAGCTGGTTTAGGACGAGGATTAAACTTTTTGGGCGTAAACAGTGAATTAAAAGACCGATTCCCGAATCTCGTTGGGAATGGAACTCTCTACCGCGAAAACGGCGGATATATTACAATTTCAGAAGTAGTCTGGCTAACCCAAAAAGCTTGGGAGGAATTTCAGCTATTCCGCAATACTATTGAGGCCATGGTTGAATTCTCCATGTCGGACATAAAACTCTCCGCCAAGAACAAAAGTGCCAAGACGTTTTGCGAAACTTGGATTCGGGCAGCGAAAATCCATGACTTTTCAGAACAGTTCTATAGAGAGCTATATCGATCTTGTAATGTATTTGCTTATCCAATTAAAGGGAAGATTGCACAAAAAGACGTTAAGAGTCTCAAAATGTATGCCAACGAAGCTGAGATTCCAGTAAAATATACAATTCTCAATCCCGCGCAAGTCGCACTTCTCGGCGGGATTACATCAGATTATGAAATGTATAAGATTTTGAGTCCATACGAAATTAAAAGACTCAAAAACCCAAGCACTCAGGCCGAAAAAATTCTATACCAAAAATTATCGCCCGAAGTTAAAAAGGCAATTAAAGATATTGCAGAAGAAATGAGAATGAAACCAGCAGAACTGGTTTCTTTAATTGTCTCAGAGTTTATTTTAGCTCGAAAAAAACACGGGAATCGTCTAATTTTCCCGCCTGAATTTAATTATTTCACTCTTATGCAATCCAAACAA